AGTACACCGTCGGTGATGTTGGCGTCGTCACGCTCAACAAAGACGCCAACGATGTCATCACGCTGAGCGCCGCCATCCCGAACACGGGCTGGATTGTTTCATCCATCACGCAGACTTCACTCAACTCGATTGTGGTGGTGTTTGCCAACATGGGTTCGACCGTGACCTTTCAAGCAACTGCCGCATCCGGCGTGATCAGTACTGCCGTGACTCAAGTGTCGGTAGCGACAACCACTGTCCGTCCGGCAACTCAGTGGCGACCTGTCACGACCACGCCTCGTCCATCGGTTACACCCACGACGGTCAAGTCGCGACCGAAACCAACGACGACCACCGTGAAACCAACGACGACGACAATTCCTTCAGTCACGACAACTACCGAAGATCGCACTCACGAGACGTCGGTAACTGCTCAGACGACAACAACGGTGAGGCAGCGTCGTGACGACTAGGAAGAAGCGTCCACACGTTGCAATGGGCGCACGTGTTTTTGTTGTCGGCTTGAGCGCCACTGGCATTGTCATTCTGACGGCGCTGATGCAGGCGTCACAGAAGACTGATGGATCATTCACCATGCCGTCACCCAGTGAACCGTCGACGTCGATTCAAACGGTGATTATCAACCTTCCGACAATTGGCGGTTCGGCAACGCAGACGACAACGCCAACCCAGACTCAGAGAGCGAACATTGGGCTGCCAACTACAACGGCAACCAAGGGACGTCCGGCGACATCCATCCCGTCAATCAATGGCGGCGGCGCTGCCACCACTGTCGCTCCGGTAACTCCTGCCACTTCACCCGCAACCGTGCCGCAGACGACGATTGCGTCAGCACCAACAACAACGTTGGCTCCGGCGCCCTGCGTGACGCGGGTCAGTACCGGTAAGTGCGTTTAGCGGGATCACTGCAAATACTTTACTTGAGTTGTAGCCATTGTTACACTCTCTGCCATGACCTTGGAATCTACTGCACTTCATACAAAGGGCTTTGTGCGCCTCGACGGCCACATGGCCGACGACCTCTCTGTCGTCAACTCCGCACGCGTCTCATTCGGCAAACGCAAAGATGAAATGGACGACAGCGACGTCGGCCTCGTCGGATTCCTCATGCGCGAACGGCACGGCACTCCATTCGAACACAACGCATTCCGCTTCCACGTCCGCTGCCCCATCTTCGTCGCCAGAGAATGGTTCCGACATCGCATCGGCTCGTTCAACGAATTCAGTGCCCGCTACACAGAAATGGTTCCCGAGGCGTACTTCCCTGACGCCGACTACTGGCGCAAGCAGATCGGCAAACCCGGCGCCTACACCTTCGACAGCCTCGGCGTCGACGACATGTGGGACGCCTCCAACGAACTCAGCAAGGCATACATGGCAGCCTTCAGCGCCTACGAAAGGATGCTGGAACTCGGCGTAGCCAAAGAACTCGCACGACTCGTCATCCCAGTCGGCACCTTCACCGAGTTCTACTGGACAGTCAACGCCCGCAGCCTGATGAACTTTCTCTCGCTACGGACCGCCGAAACAGCCCAACGAGAGATTCGCGACTACGCCACCGCCTGCGAGAACTATTTCGCACAGGTCATGCCGATCACTCACGAAGCATGGATCAAGTCGGGACGAACATGCCCGTAGTCGACCAGTTTGTCACCCTCGAATACTGGGAGTACGAGGTCGCCTCCCTTGTTGCCGCACGCCGTGTGACCGCCAACTGGAACAAGCGTGACGCCGCTTGGTACGACGCCTCACGGATGGAAGACAACCGCACTGCGCTCCTTGCCGCCACCGTGTCTGAGATGGCTGTAGCGAAAGCCCTAAACCGCTACTGGTCGCCCACAGCGTGGAACCCGGAAGACCACGACAAGCATCGCAACGACCCAGATGTCGGCCGCAACATCGAGGTGCGACGCATCCGCAAACGCGACGGCAGAGCAGCGGTCAGGAAGCATCAAGTCGGCAAGGGACTCGTCCTGTTTGTCGCCTACCCCGAACCACCTGAGTTTCAAGTGGTCGAGATCGTCGGTTGGCTGCCGTACGACAAGGCATGGGAGATCGGCGCATCAGCCGACTACGACCGATCCGGCAACACGAGAACGGTCGCCTGCAACGACCTGTTCCTCTGGCCGGACACGAGGAACGCTATTCAAACCCCGTCGAACGATTGATCATTTCCTTCGGCACGCCAAGGTAGGTCAGCATCATTCGTAGACGGTGCCGGTCCTGAATGTGAATCGTGACAAACGAACCAGCAAGGCTGCCATCCTCGTTGTAAAACATCGAGCAGGAAGAACCCTTCCAGTCGGAGTTGTTCCGAAGGTACTCACTGACGGCAACGTCAGGAGAGAGGGCTTCTTGCATGATCGCTCCTACGAGAACAGGTGTACACCCATCACGTTACCGCGCCCGCTCGCGCGGCTCGTCTGATCACGCCACTTTCTTTCGGCCAGCCGCAGACCGAGGAAGTGCGATTCCTTCTGATTCGGCGAGCGCCACGACACGAGCGTAGGTCTTGTTCGACACGGCCAGTCCGAGCCGCTCCACGACCACCTTGATCGACTTGGCGTCCACGACGGCATCTCGCAGCCGTTCCGCTGTGAGACGTTGAATCGACGGCTCTGAAGTGGGAGTCACTGACGGCGATACCGATGTCGCCATCGACCAGCCACTCATCGCCTCATCGAGATCGTCGGGCAGCCAATGCGTGTACACATCGGCGGTGAATGCTGTCGAGTAGTGGCCGAGGATTTGAGAGAGTGCCTCGATCTTCATTCCCATCTTCGTCAACGAGATTGTCGCAAACGTGTGACGCAAGCCGTGAACGGTGATCTTCGTCCCGGTCCAGTGCTGCATCCGCTTGGAGAACTTCTGTGAGAACAAGTCGGGATGAAAAGGCTTTCCGTCGACGTTCGTGAACACCAGAGGACTTCCCGTGCGCCGCTCGAACTCTCGTCGGAGGATCTCTTTGGCCTGAGGCATGAGTGGCACCCATCGGTGACTGTTGACCGTCTTGGGTGAATCTTCCGTCATCTCGTATTCGACCGAGAGCAGGGTGTGCTGCACAAAGATGCGTGACTTCTCCCAGTGAACGTCGCTCCACTGAAGGCCGAGCAGTTCACCGCGACGCAGTCCGGTGAGGAGTGCGAACTCGATCGCTGCTGCTTCGGGTTCGCCTGCCCAGAACGTGAGGAACGTCGAAACCTCGTCCCATCGGAGGGCTTCGATTTTCGGCTTGCCGACTCGCGCCTTGACCGCATCCTTGCACGGGTTGTACTTCATCATGTCGCGACGAACGGCGACGGACAGCACCTTGGAGAGCGCTCCATGAACGTTGTTGATCGACTTGCCCGCCAGTCCTTTCGGCGTCTTGGAACGCTTGTCGGCTCCCGGTTCGGTGAGGGACGCGTAGAAGTCGTCGATGGTGGCGCCATCGAGATCGAGCAGGGCGATGTCGCCGATGTTCGGAAGGATGTGGAGCCGAATGTCTTTCCGGTACGAGGAGACCATCGACTTCTTGTAGCCGAGTGTCTCGATGCTGGGCAGCCAGACGTCGTCGATGAATTCGCGCAGCGTGCGACCGTTCGCGTTCTTGGGGAGTTCGTCGAACTTCCGCATGTGTTCGCGCTCGGCGAGTACGGCTTCCTTCTTGGTGGTGAATCCCCTTCGGAGGATCTGGTTACGTCGCCCGTCCGGGTGACGAGGACCGTCGAACACGTAGTACCACGAGGTGTCGCGCTTCAGGACAACCATTTGAACCCCTACACTTTTTTGTAGTTAGAGTGAATGAGACCGCAGAGCGAATCGGTAGCGATCAGAATAGCGATGTGATCAGCGGTGATCAATTCGACTGTCAGGGGTTGATTTCGGCGCAATGCAAAGAGGCCATCTCCCGAAGGAAATGGCCTCTGAGCGGGTATTTATCTTGGTGGCGGGGGCAGGATTTGAACCTGCGACCTTCGGGTTATGAGCGATTATGTTTCCGCTATTTCGTCATAACTCGCCAAGAATCGTCCCTGCTCACAGGCTTTTGATGTAGCCGAATCAATGTGAATAGTCGAATTCTGGTCACTAACGGACTCTGTTTCGGTGATCAGAATTGTGATCACCGGCCTCCGGGCCGACATCGGTCAAGAGGTTTTCGGCAAGTATAGGTCGACGCCAACGGAGTGACATCCCAGCGCCTCGGCTGCCCTCATCGTCGTGCCGGACCCAGCGAACGGATCCAGCACCCACTCCCCCGGTCGAGCCGACAGAGGAATGCAACGCATCGGAAGTTCAAGCGGGAACGGCGCCTGATGCCGGGCGCCGCGGGCGGGAGGAAAGTGCCACACCGACCCACGTTCGACCAGTTGCTCGGGATGGAAGCGGTGCTTCTTGTCCTTGGCGAACATGAAGATGAACTCGTGGCTGACGCCCGGTCGACGGGCATGGTTGAGGTCTTCTGGGCGGAGCGAGTTCTTGTCCCATGTGATGCACGCCCGATACAGCCAGCCCGCCGCTACGAACTCCTCGACGATCCGGTGCGGAACGTTGAGCCACTGCATCGGGTCTCGGTCGGTCTTGCCCTGCCGGTAGCGAGGGCGGCCCTCCTTGGAACCACCTCGGTTGTAATCCCCTCCGGCCCCACCCGAACCACTCGCTGTGTCGCCAATGTTGACCCACAGCAACCCGTCCGGGTGCAGAAGACGACGCCACTCCATAGCGCACTCATACATGGCTGTCAGGTAGTTGACGAGGTTTCCGCGTCCGATCTCGTTGTGATCGTCGCCATAGGTACGCAGAGCGTAATAGGGGGGACTTGTGACGATCGAGTGAAATTGCTCGTCAGGAAGTGGAATCGCTCGCGCGTCCGCCTTCATCCACTCGACTTTGATCTCATCAGCCATATACGGCAACGCTACACCGAACTTTTGACCCTCGCAGTTGACGCAACCGCTACTTGAGGGTGTATGTTCGGGGATGTGATCTACGGGGTGGACTCAAGTTCGGAAATCCTGTTCGACGACGTTCGAATTCTTCGAGCAACTCGAACACCCTGCCTCGTTTGTGGTCACCCAACAGGGGACTGCGCTGACTCAAAGTCAAGCGTTCCGATGCGCATTGTCGGCGAAGAGTTCTATCGCGACCGCCCCGTCAAAGAGCCGGGCGTGTTGGTCAACGAGGACATCTTTGAAGAGGTAAACATCACCCCTCGAACCAAGACCAAAGTTTTGGTCGCTAGGGCAGGGACGTACATCTCACGTGAAAAGGCCGAGAAATACGGCCTGATTGCTAGCCCGTAGCAGTATCGCTGACCACGTAACGTCAGTACCTCTACATCTCACTCACACTGCTGCCAGAAAGGGCATTCTCGTGGTTTCCATTACCAGCGACTTCGTTGACTCATACGCTGACAAGACTCCCCCGTGGGGGTTCGGTGGACTGGGGGAAATCGTCTACCTGCGCACCTACAGCCGAGATGGCGAAACATGGCCCCAGACCATTCAACGCGTGATCAACGGCGCTATCGCCATCGGTGCCGACCTGACGCAAGAAGAAGCCGAATCCCTGTTCGACCACATGTTCAACCTGCGCGCCTCACTCAGCGGCCGTTCGCTGTGGCAACTCGGCACCCCGATGGTGCAAAAGTTCAACGGCACCAGCCTCAACAACTGCTACTTCACCAACATCGAGAAGATCGAGGACTTCGAGTTGCTCTTCGATTACCTCATGCTCGGCGGCGGCGTCGGGTTCTGCGTGGAGCGCGCGAAGATCCACGACCTCCCGAAAGTGAAGGCCGGGGTCACCATCACCCACGAACGCACCAACGATGCCGACATCATCGTCCCTGACAGTCGGCAGGGCTGGCGTCGCCTCCTTCACTCAGTCCTCAAGTCATACTTCGAAACCGGCAAGTCGTTCTCTTATTCGACGATCCTCATTCGCGAGTTTGGTGCGCCTCTCAAGTCCTTCGGCGGCACCGCTTCCGGTCCCGGCGCCCTCATCGACGGCATCAGCGACATCAGCAAAGTAATGCAGGCACGCGAGGGCAAGAAGTTGCGCTCCATCGACGTCCTCGACATCTGCAACATCATCGGGCGCATCGTCGTGTCCGGCTCCAGCCGCCGTTCAGCACAGATCGCCATCGGCGACCCAGACGACATTCTGTTCCTGCGCGCCAAGAACTGGGGCACCGGCAATGTTCCCGGCTGGAGAGCCAACAGCAACAACTCGATCTACGCCGACTCATTCGATGAAATCATGCCGGAACTGTGGAAGGGCTACGACGGCAGCGGCGAACCCTACGGTCTGCTCAATCGCAAGTTGGCACGCACCTACGGCCGCATCGGCGAGAAGAAAGCCGACCCGAGTATCGAAGGTTTCAACCCTTGCGCCGAAATCGCCCTCGCCGACGGCGAGTCCTGCAACCTTGCCACCTTCTTCCTTCCCAACGTGAATTCGCAAGACCAACTGTTGGAGATCAGCCGACTGCTCTACAAGGTGCAGAAAGCCATCACCGAACTCTCCTACCCGTACGAGAAGACCTCGACAATCACCAAGAAGAACCGTCGTCTCGGTCAGAACCCGTCGGGTCTGCTTCAGTGCGACGAAGAGAAGTTGTCGTGGCTCTCCCCCACCTACGAGGCGCTGGTCGCCTACGACAAGGAGTACTCGGCAGTCAAAGGCATTCCGACCTCCGTGCGGCTCACCACCGTCCAACCGTCAGGCACTCTGTCGCTGCTTCCGGGCGTAACTCCGGGTATCCACCCAGCCTTCGCTCAGTACTACATCCGTCGCGTGCGGTTCTCGGTTGCTGATCCTCTCGTTGAGGCTTGCCGTAAGCGTGGCTACAACGTGGTTCCCGAGGTGATGATTGACGGTCAGCCGGATCACACCAAGTTGGTGGTTGAGTTTCCGGCCAAGTCGCCGGAGAGCGCTGTGCTGGCGAAGAACATGACTGCGGTGGAGCAGTTGGAGTGGGTGAAGTGGGCGCAGAAGGAATGGGCGGACAACGCTGTGTCGGTGACCGTTTACTACCGCAAGGAAGAACTGCCTGAGATCAAGGAGTGGCTCGCCGCCAACTACGACAACTCGATCAAGAGCGTGTCGTTCCTCCTGCACTCGGACCACAACTTTCCGCTTCCTCCCTACGAGGAGATCGACGAAGCGACCTACAAGAAGATGTGGAATCGGATCGACTTCACAGTGCCACTGCGAGCCACCGAAGACACCACCCTGTTCGATGACCCCAGTTGCGCAACTGGGGCTTGCCCAATCCGCTGAGGACATCATGCACGTTGAAGCGCATGAATGGGTTGAGCGGTTCGCCAACAACCGCAAACTTGAAGCCATTGAGTTCGGCGCCAAGGACATCAACGGCTCCATTCAGCCGTTGTTCCCCAAGGCGAAGTGGACCGGTGTCGACATCGCAGACGGCCCACGGGTCGACGTGGTGGCCGATGCCGCCACTTACGAGCATCCGGTGCAAGCCGACCTCATTGTCTCGTGCGAAGTGTTTGAACATGCCCCCGGCTGGCGCGACATCATCAACAACTCGTTCCGGCTACTGAAATCGGGCGGGGAAGCGATCTTCACTTGCGCCGGTCGGCATCGTCCACCCCACTCAGCCGTCGACGGTTCATTTGAACTGAAGCCGGGTGAACACTACGCTAATGTCGACGAGAACGAGATGATCGCCGTGATGGGGGCCGTAGGATTTATCGACATTCAGGTCGAGTACATTCCCGTCCCCGGTGACGTCAGGGCGTACGGGCGTAAGCCGTGAAAATCCTCGTCACAATTCCAAGCCGAGCCAACTTTCAAGGACTTAGCAACGTCGTCGATCACTGCTACACCAGTGAAACGGTCCGCAAGGTCGTCGTCTACGACAACGGCTACCAGACCTCGGATGAGCGAGCCACCATCCAAGACTGGGGGGTCTGGCAGGACGCTATCGGCTGGTCCTTCTACAAGATGTGGAATCACGCATGGCAAACCGCCGCCGAGCAAGGATACGACTGTGTTGCCATTCTGAACGACGACATCACCCTATGCGAGGGTGGACTAACGATCGCCGCCTCCCGGTTTCCCGAAAACCCTCACGTAGGGGTTGTCGGATTGAACTATGAACGTCCGGTGTCACAGGGTATTGGGCAGGCGCTGTATCGAGAGGTGTCTGGCTCATATCGGAATCACGGCATTGGCGGTCACGCGTTCTTGGTGCGGGCTAGTACATGGGGTGTCGTTGAGCCGATCGACGAGCGATTCCACCTTTGGTATGGCGATGATGAGTTGTTCGGCAACATGCAGCGAGCGGGCTTCACGCTGGAAATCGCTTTAGGCATCCCCGTGGATCATGAGACGTCAACGACAAGCATCAAGTTTCCGGGCCTGATGGCGCTCACTGGGAAGGACGCTGAACTGTACGCCTCCAAGTGGGGCTAACTACCAGCGGGCAGGAACACCACTTGTGTTGCGTCCGTGGTGATGCCACAGCCATGTGATGTCGGGGGCGCCGACAAACTTGCCGCCTGCGTCGTGCAGTGCCTTCCAGAACGGAAAGTCTTGGATGCCCCAATTGCCGGTGCCGTCAGGATCGCTGTGAAAGTGAGCGTTGGTGTCGCAGATCAATTCGTTGTTGACGAGAGCGGTGATTGGAAAAATGTGTGGGTCGTTGATGTCCCACTGTCGTCCTCGATGTTGCGGAAATGGGTCGGTGCCACCAACGACTTGGAACCAACCCCAAACAACATCGGCTTGATGTGCATTAGCGAGGTCTGTAAGGAACTCGATGTGACATGGAAGCAGTTCGTCGTCATCGTCGAGAAACGCCACCCACTTGGTTGTCACCATCGACAGGCCGCGATTTCGGTTTTCCCATGCGCCGACACGGTCGTTGTCGACAGTGACCACAATCGCATCCGCTTTTCTCGTTTGATTCAACACGCTCGGGACTGCTCTGTTCAACAGCAGATCCGAACGAGTTGGAATGGTCGGAATAACTACAGTTACATTGCTAGCCATGTAAATCAGTTTACTCGCCAGTAGATTCGCGTTGTGACCGAACTAGGCCAACTCGCCGATACGGGTGCTTCTGTTCTTCTCCGTAAGGCCGCATCCATCCTCATTGACAGAGGTCTCGCCATTGGCGTTACCAGAAACATCCAGACGGGAGAAGTTGACCTTTGGGGCGCCCTCCTGTTGGCATCGGGCGTCAAAGTTGGTCGAGTCAACAACGACACCCTCGATAGCGAAATTCCAACCGCATGGCAGGCTGCTGTTGTCGTTGCATGGGAAGCACTTGACTGGGCCTGCGGTTGCGACCCGATCACGTGGCAAGACACCAAGACTCTCAACGAAGTGCTTGTCGTTCTCAACAAGGCCGCAACCCGACTCGACATCGCACTCAGGTAAAGCAAAAGCCCCCGGCCGAAACCGGGGGCTTTCACAGAGTGCTGAAGACTCAGGATCAGGGGACGAGGTCCACCGACACGAAGGCTTCGGGGCGCTTGCACGCGAGGGCGAGACGCTGCTCGGCGAGGATCACGATCGCGTTACGCACGAAGAAGTCTGCGTGCTGTTCGCTGATGCGGATGCTGGCCTGCTCACGGTCGTACAACTGGGCGGCGGTGCCGAACGCACCAACGAGCGCCGTACCTTCCGGCATGGCCGGGGTGTCGACGATCGGGATGCGCCACAGGCGAGCCTCGCCACCGACCTGCATCGACACGCTGAACAGGTAGGTGCCCTGCGTGTTCTTGGTCAGTTCGATGCTTTCCCAGTCGTTCGGGTGCATGACCACACCGCTCGGCTCGTAGTATGCGAGGAACGACAGGGTCGCAGCACGACGAATGGCGTCGGCCTTGGTGTCGGTGCTCGGCACGCCGTTGCTGCCGGGGGTGTGGTTGTAGGTCTGAACGCCAGTGGTGTTCAGGATGCCGAGGAGGTTCTCGCCAGTGCCGTCACCGCGGAGGATCTGGTAGTCCTCCTGAAGACGCAAACCGTAGAGAAGTTCGTTGTCGATGATGCTGCGGAGTTGCGGCTCGTCGGCGAGAACGTTGCGGTGAGCGGCTTCCCAGTGAGCAAGGGTGCGCACTGGAGCCTGATGACCTTCGAACACCATGCTCGACTGGGGCTTAGCGGCGAAGTTACTGCCGCTGCGTTCAGCCACCGGGCTGGCAGCGTTGTGCGCTGTGCTGTGAGGAGTGGTGAAGCCGATCATGCGGAAGTATTCGATGACTGCTGCGGTCGTGGTACGAACCGGGAACAGGTCGCGAACACGACGGGTACGCATGGGCGGGATGACGATGGCGTCGCGCTCCAGAGCACCGAAGTTGTCGATGCTGACTCGGGTCACCGAGGTGGTCGGGAGGGCGGTGTACACGTCCTTGCGGTTGAACTGGCCGCTGGTGAGGTCAGCGCGGTTCACTTCGAAGGGCGAGCGCATGTTGGCGCCATTGCGGCCACCATCGAGGCTCTTGAACTCTGCCGAGTCGAGGAACAACTGGCCGAGGCTCTTGGCGCCGTACGAGGCACCAGCAGCACCGGCAGCAGCAGCAGC